GCAACTGTAGTTCCAACTGCAGCTTGTTGATTCATATCTCCTACTTGCATATCAGAGATTGCTGCAAATCTTTGACCTGCTGATACTACAACACCCATTAATTGTAATAGTGTTGCATCAGGTCCTTTAAAAGGTAAAGTCATAAATTGATCTTTAATATTACCACCAGGTGCATCTACATCTCTAAACTCACCAGGTTGTAATGGTTGTGCATCATCTCTAACTCTTATACCTCTAGATTTAAATCCAGCTGGTAAGTTAGCTAAAGTTCCTGCATCTAATAATTGTCTAAGAGCTGCTGTTGCAGTTCTTGTTAATCCACCAATCATGTGTATTAAACCAAACCCATAAAAACCTGTGCCTGGTAAAAATTTAAATTGTACAAAATAATTTATTTTATTTTTCTTTGGATCTTCAGCTTTGTAATTTCTTCTAATAGATAAAACTTTGTTACCTGCTTGAGAAACAGTTACAACATATGGAAGTTTTATTCCTGTTTCATTTCCACTAGCATCCATATCTTCATAACCATCTAAATCTAAATTAGTATGTATTTCATAAAGTGTGTATTGATCTTCTTGACCATCTTTAGCAATTCCTTCTAATTCTAATTTTTTATCTTGTAATTGATTTTCTGTAACAGGTGGATTTCCTAATTCTATATCTCTATAAAAACCAGCAACTTGTTGTTTTCTTAATTCGTTTTCTGAAATTTTTATGACATGTATCACAGCTTCTGCATCCTCTAATGAGTTTGCAGAGTATGGTACAATTAAATCATCTGCCGGTACAAATTTTGACACGGCTCTACCAATAATATCATCGTAATAGACTTTCTTAAAAGTAGAGCCAGAGAGAGGGAGATAGAATAACATTTGATCAAACTCTGGTTCATATTCTTTCATCTGATCCATAATTTGATAATTCATAAAATCTTTTACACGTTTAGCTTGTTCTTCTTTAGGAACATTTACATCTCCTAAAATTTGAGTTCTTACTGGTCCGTCAGACGGGAGTAACTCTTTATAAGCTTGCGCTTGAAATTGCGTAACTGCTTCCGCAAGTACAGGGTGATTGACACCAGAAGCTCCTCTAAACGGTTCTGTTCGTCTTTCATATTTAAATCCTAATAGTTCTAGTCCGTTTCGATATGTATCTTCCCAATCGCCACGAGACTCTTTGTATTCATTATATTGTTCCACCATTTTAGAACCAAGTGGTTCTAAAACTTCGTCGCCTAAACTTTCTGCAAGATTAGCAAAATGATCTTGTATTGGATCAATTGCTGCGTTTGGATCAAACGAAACTTCTGCACCACCTTCTTCATCCATTGCTACTTCAACAGGTCCTGTTGGAGTATCAATAACTTCAGCCGATTTTGTTTTTTCAACTTCTATTATTTCTTCGTTTGGAACTTTTGTTTGATTTGTATTTGGTAATGGTTTGTCAATCTCGGCCATTTGTCATCCTATCTTTTTTTGAATAAAGTTTCAACACCCGACCCACTGATATCAGGTATTTCTATTACTGTCAAACTCACCTCTCCACCATCTTTTAATCCAACATAACCACCATCTGCATTTAAAGATCTTGGGGATTTGCCACCTGTTTTTAAATTTTTAAGAATTGTTTCTAATTCTAAAATTCCTTGTTCAGTTGGTTCAGGTGCATTACGTATGGGTCCGCCGGCAGCACCCTCTGCAGCTTTTGCAAGACCCTTTGATAAAAATTCTGCTTGTTTTCTGTCCATGCCCATTTTAACCGCTGCTTCAATCATTGCAGCAGTTTGTTCTTTGGTAGTAAGATTCATACTTCTTAAATCTTTAGCCATCTTTAATAAATAAGATACTATATCTACTCTTGCAGACTCAGCTGTATTTTTAAAATCTTTTATCTTATCGGTTGCCATAATGCCTTCTTTGACATCTGCTTTCATAAACATGTTGGGATCATCTAAAAGTCTATCTATTTTTTTAGGATTAAATCTGCTCAACATTTCAGATGGATTTTCTAAACCTTTTTCTTTAGCTGCCATTTTTATCATCTGTCTAAGTAGGCCAGCACCTTTTGGAAGTGAGCCTCCCATGAACATACCAACTCTTCCACCATCAGCTTTTTTATCTTTAAGAATATTTTTAGCAGCTTCTATCATTCTTTTTCTTTTACCTCTGCCTTTGCTCTTACCCATTTCTTTCATGAGTTTAGCTTTTTCTTTTATGTCAGCACTACGAGGATCTAGTTCTAAATCTGAATAGGCAAAAGCCCCTGCTTCTTCGTCTAATAAACCTACGTTTACATTTCCTGTATTTACATCGATCTCTACAAAAATGTCAGGTCTATCGGGGTGAACATATTTTTTAGTCTCTAAAGTTTTTTCTATCTCATCTCCTTCGTCAACAACTTTTTTAATAGCGTTATTAAAATAGTCCATGCCTCTAGATACACCCTCCTCCGCAGGTTTAAGAACATTTAAGTATCTATTTAAACTTGGACTTTTAGCCAACACTCCTAAAGCTTTTAAGAAACCGCTACTCATTTATTTAATAGGTTATATAGAAACCCCTCCTGATTTTTATAATTTTTGTACGCGTCATAGCCAGATAATCCAGCTCCTAATAATAACCCAGGAATACCTAAAAATCTAGTGGCACCTGCAATCATTCTTGGACTCATACCCAGTCTTAAAGCTTTACTAGTTAGACCAGGTCTAGCTTTTCCAACATCACTTAAATTAAAATAATTTCGTAAACCTTGTGCCATCGTTCTTTTTGGTGCATCTCTAATTACACCTGCACCTCTAGAGAACGGTTCCATAAATGCAACACCTAATGCTGGGCCTAATGGATCTGTTAATATATCTGTAGCACTTTCACCTTCTTCTAATCTTTTTGCAGCCATAGGTCCTTCTAATAAAGCAGTCATGGCCGGTGTACCGATTGTAGTCAGCACAGGTTTTAGTGCCCCGGTAATACCTAATGCAGATCTAACTCTACCTCTATCTAATTTTCTTGCAGCTTTGTAAGCTCCAGGTATTTCTTCTGCAGCAAAAGCAAGTGATGTACCCGCTGTAACTTTTAGTGGGTTATCTTTAATGTAAGTTAAGATTTGATTTTGACTTGCAGGTTGATCTGTATTTTCATTTACAATTGCACCAATGTTTGAATCATATTTTATTGGTGTACCTACTTCTGGTTTTTTAATTGAAAAATTTAAAACTGTTTTCTTTTGAGAATCATCTAGTTCATCAAATGATTTGTTAAATAGAATTCTGGCTAAATCGTTCTTATCCATTATCCCCTCCCTAGAGCGGACTTAATCTTTCCAATAATATGACAAGCAGGTTCAAAGATAGCTCTGTATATTCTACCAAGCGTATCACGTTTTTTGCCTTTCATTATTTTAAACATATCAGCAGTTACGTGTCTGCCCATATGCTCTAGAACTTTTCTAACCGCTGTGTTTATTTTACCTTTACCTTTTGCAATCTTAACTAGTGGTAAGAATATTGCGTGGTAACCTTTTTGATATTCGGGACCGTAGCTTTCGTGAAACTTCATCCAAATTTTATTTCTAAATGAACCAAAGCCATATCTATCATTCATCATAGTGCAAACTATTTTAGATCTTCCTCCTCCTCCTGAATTGGCTCCTGATCTTAAATTAGGGTTTTGTGATTTTTGTGTTTTAGCTTTTTCTCTTGCAGTATTTTGTCTATTTAACTCTTTAGTTACTTCAGCTAAATTTTTTGCTGAATAAGTTTTTCCTGCATTTTTTCTATTAATCATATTAGCTTGTCTTTTTTCTAACGATCTAGTTTCTCTTGCTTGATCGAATTCTCTTTGTGTTCTGTAACCTGTAACGTTTTGTCTAAAGTTACCTATTTTTTGACCTAACGAACCAAGACCTGATCTAGCTTTATCAATACCTCTACCAATCTTATTTCTATTAGCTATCATAGATGCTGCTTGAATTGGTCTTGCTTGAGTTATAAGACCAGCTAAACTTAATAATTCTCCTAAACCAAATTTTGATTTTTGACTTACTACGGGAGTATCTCTAAAAAATTGTCCAAAGTCTGGATTTTGTTGCATTGCAATTTCATTTCTTCTTGCTTCTCTTGCATCTAATACATCTTGAAAACCTCGATCTACTTGACCTAGTCCTGGAAAACCAGATAGCCCTTGTTCTTCAGAAGCAATTCTAGGATCACCTAAAGGGTTTCCTAAATCTGTCATATTTAAATTTATATCACCAGCAATGTCTGCCATTGATGGTCTTCCTTGTGCATTAGGAGCAGCAACTTCTGTTCTAGTTACAGGATCAAAATATGATAGACCTCTATTTCTGTCTGTAATACCTACAGCTTCTTTTATACTAGGTGCGTTACCTATAAATCCTAAATCTTGTGGTGTACTCATTCCTAAAAAATCTTCGATGTCCATTGGTTCGTTTTGTGGAGTTACTCCTTGATTAAGCGCAGCAAAATCTTCCGCTGTCATATTAACCTCATCTGCATTAGCAACAGTTGGAGTTAAAGCTGTCATTATACCTGCAGCTGGTGCACTGAACAATCCTCTAACAGCTGTAGAAAGTGGTCCTGTGATTGCACGAGCCATTGGTGTTCCTGAAGATCTAAAAGATCCAAACTTTCCAGGATTTATCATTTCTTGAAACGGAAGTGAAACTGCTTTGAAAGGTTGTGATTTCATTAACATCTGTCCCATACTTGGAACAGCACCTTTACCTGTTTTTGCTGGTTCAATTACATTTTTGTAATACTCATCCGGATATGTCATCTCCAACATTTCATTGATAATACTTTTTACCATTATACAACCCCTCCGTACATAAATCTTGGTTCAGGTTTTCTTAATAAAGATTCTAATTCTCTAAAATAGTTTTTATAAAACTCTACATCGTAGTCGATACCTTGAAATTCTAATTCTTCTTTTATAATATCTACAAAGTCTTCACCTGAAGTATAAAAAGGTTTTTTATTAATCTCTCTTGCTCTACCCATGATAAACATAACATCTTCATCTGATACGCCTTTAGCTTCTAGGTCATCAACGATTGCATTGTTAACTTCTATCTTTTTAGCATCCATTGCAGCTCCAAAATCATCAAAGCCCATGTATTCTTCTTGAAAGAACCTCGGTCCTCTGTCCATCTTCATTTCGTCAAGTTCTGATAACAGCTCCTGTTTAACTTTGGTATCCGCTCCCATGTCCGCGGCACGCGCTAATGTAGTCGCGGCTCGTTTGCCACCTTCAATGTCTGTGCCTGTTTCCTTAAACACACCTCTAATATCTTTATTCTTAATACCAGCACCACGCATGTTTCTTACAAACTCTGCAACTTCTTCTCTTTTAGAATTATCTATATCAAACATTTCTCCTCGTTCACCTTTAGGGAATAGCGAACCAATGCCTTCTTCTTTGTTTGCTTTGTCAAAAGCTTTTTGCAAAGTTTTATTTGGAGATCCTTCTAATTTTTCCATCAATTCACCAAAGGACTCATCACCTCTTAGTTTTACACCAAGTGTTTTTTCAACATCATCTGTAAACGGTGTATCAGACATGTCTCCAGCTTTTTGGACGTTAGGTCCTTTTCTTTTTGCTGCTTGAGTTGGAGATTCTTTCACAACATTTCCAAATTTATCCATACCAGGATCAAAGACTGTTTCTATAACATTATCTGGAGCGTTGTCTTGAAATTCTTTTAAAAGTATCGCGCTCTCTTCTTCAGTTGGTGCTTTACCTGAAGTTCTAAAATAGTCATCTACTATATCTGTGATTCTAACCGAGCCATCTTTTATTTTGTCGCTAAACTTTAGTATGGTCTGTAAAAATAATTTATTTGCCATTAGTAATA